TGGGGTTTGTAAGCGTGTCTCCGTCATCGACTTCGACAGGATCTTCACCAGATTTTAAGAACCGCTCTGGTCTGCAAGTGAACCGCAGGCTTGCTCTGCCGTACTGCGTCATTTCATTACTGAACGCATCACCGCCCGAATAGTAAGCCAAGCGGTATACGTCAGGCTCGAAATTGTCCTCAAGTCTTACATACCCGTTTTCACTGTTCAAAGCTGCCTCAAAAGCGGTCACTTTGTCTGCAAGGCTCTCGTTGTGTGCGTTGTCTTCGTCAAGCCACACTTCGTACTGCCTTACAACGTCTTCCCAAGCATCTTCTTGGAAGATAACAGAGCCGTTTCTTCCCGGTACTTGGATTATCGTCTGCTTTCTTGCAGGTCTTTCAAAGGCAGGCGATTCGCCAACGACAATGCCATAGTTGGACGAATCCACACTGCCATATACAATCAGGCCTTGCCTGTTTGTACCATTATCAAAGAGTTTAGCCATATACTGCCGCCTTTCTTGCCTTGATATCTTCGAGGGCATAAGCGACTTCTTCTGCGAATGCCTTTATGTCCTGTCCCTCTCTGCAATAAGCGTTTATCGTGATGTTCTGACTACCCTTGGCATCTGCAATCATCTGCATCAACTTGTCTACGCCTACGACTAACTCCGAACCACGTTCGCCACCACCCAAGAGATTGCCGTTCATAGCACCGAATATTGTCGGGTTGTTGAGGATAAAAGGCTCGTTCATAGCCTTTGCATACCAAGAAACGCCAAATGTCGGAATGCTTGGCGGGTCTAAACTGAATTTGCCCTTGATGCTGAAATGCGGGAGTTTAATCTTCGGCAGTGACCAAGTGAACTTAAAGAACGACTTTATCTTGTCGATTGCGTTCTTTACGATGTTTCTTGCGGTCTCAAAGATTGAGGTAAATCTCTGCTTGATGCTATCTCCCCAACCCTTGACTGTATCAATAATCGTAGTGAATGCCGTTTTGATTGCCGTTACTGCAGAATAGATATTGTTTCCAAGCAGTTCACCGAGGTTAGTGAGTACGCCCTTAATCATATTCCAGATTGTAGGCAACGCACCACCGATCGCAACCGCAACCGCACCGATGATGACCAAGATACTCTGAACGACCATTTCAACATTGCTCGGCTTGGTAAGTGCTTTTGCGACTTCTCCAACTACCGAAATAACCGCATTGAGCAAAGGTGGCAGGATAAGAGCGAAATTATCAATGATTGTAGAAATCATCATCACAATGCCGTCTACCAACTGAACCGCACCGCCCTGTGATAACCAATTACAGAGTTCCAAGAGCAGTGTGGAAAGTCCCGAAATGATGACAGGGAGAGCAGATAAAACCGCACCCATCACGCCCTTAAGACCTGCAGTAATCGCAGGCATCATATCAGGTATCATTGATGTTAGTGTTGTAATGGCACTGACCACGAGAGAGAACATCGTAGTGACCAAATCGGGGAGCATCGGGCCGAGACTTTGAATAAGAGCGGTGCCGATGTCCTGCACTGCTTTAAAAAGGTCAGGTGCAACCGCTTTGAACTGTTTGATAATGTTCTTTATACCGCTTGTGAGTTTAGCCGTACCCTTGCCCGAAAACGCCTCTGCAAGTCCCGTTGTGACTTCCGTGAGGCTCGGCATAAACTGTGTCATAAGATTGTTCTTAAGGCCTGTTATCGTGCCGTTAAGGGTTGTCATAGCATCTGTGAAGTTTGCACTGCCCTTGACACCCTCATCGGACATTACCATTCCGAGGTCATTTGCCTTTTCAATAAGTCCCTGTGTTTCGTCTGCAGTCATATTGAAAAGCGGTGCAAGGTTCTGACCGGATTTACCGAAAAGGTCATTTGCGAGTGCGGCCCTTTCGGTACTGTCTGCCATTCCTTGGAATCCCTTTATGGTTGCTTTGAATAGATCCTCACGGGACATAGTAGAAATGTCTTCCATTGAGATGCCGAGAGCGGAGAACATAGCCTGTGCAGATTCGCTCCCGTTCTTTGCATCGTCTAACTTGTTTGTGAGTGTCTTAAGGCCCGTTGTCATTGAGGACATTTCCGTGCCTGCAATCTTCATAACGTAGTCCCATTCCTGATAGGCTTTAGCAGACAATCCTAACTTCTGGGAAGTCTTGTCAACTTCATCACCATAAGCTGCCGTAGCCTTTGCCGTATCAACGAACGTCTTTGTTGCCGCCACCGCACCTGCCGTAACTGCCGCCATTGCACCTGCGATGACTGTTGCCGTAGCCTTGAGACCTTTAGCCATAGCGTTGCCAAATGACTTGCCTGACTTCTCGCCTGCCTCTTTCGATGCGGATTCGGTAACATCGCCAAGTTCTTTGCGAATGGTATTCTGTCCGTCTTTAAAACTTGGAATGATAGTCACATAGGCCTTTGCAATCTCTATACCGCTATCTGCCATTGCGTTTCTCCTTTATCCAATTTCGCAAATCGTCAACAGATGCAAGAGCACCCTTGCCGATGTGCTTTTCTTTCTTGTCCTTACCCTTTTCAAAAGGTCTCGGATAAGGCTTTACTTTATGTTTCTTACCGCTCAACCCGTGAGCAATGGCGTTTACCACGTCAACAAGGTCGGCAAGTATAATGTTCGTCTTTAGTGTGGAATCCCACCCCGCTTTCATTCCTGTCATTTCACGGAATAGGGCAGAATTAACTTGTAGATTGTCTATAAATGACGAAAGGGCAGACCACGGAAGTCTGCCCCCTACATCATTCAACGTATAACCCGTCAATGTTAAGAGGTCATATTCAACTGCCTTGTGGTGTTCATCTACAAAACGTGCAAGGCTTAAGATTCCCCCAATGTGTTACCGCCATTTTCCTCTGACGTATCACCCCAAGCCTCTGCAAGTGCCGTAAGTGATGCCATTGGAAGACTTTCAATGACTTCTTCGGGTATGTATTCTTTAAAGAAAGCGATAAAATTATCAATCTGTTCTTCGGTATCATCGCCCTTGAGAGCCTTTAACAACTTCTTGACCTTGGTATAAGGCAGAGCGTTTGCAAGCGGTAATGTGTAGGTCTGTTCGCCTATCGTTACCTTTAATACCTCAACGGGTAATGAGTTAAGATTCAGTTCTTTAGGCATATGAGAACCCCTTTCTTAATCAGGAATTGACCTGTCCATCGTCCTTTGTGTAGGTGACAGAATCAAGTTCGATCGTGATGTCGTATGTGATAGGCTCGTTAGGTACGAAAGACACTTCTCCGAGGTCTCTTAAGATACCCACGCCACCGATACCGAGCATATCGTCTCCGTCTTTCATAAGGAAATAGAAGACTTTCTTGCTTGCGGAAACACCGGGAGCGACTGTAACGCTTGTGATGTTGCCGTGAGAAGCGTTAGCAACTGTGTATGTGACGTTATCTGCACCAAAGATAGCCTCAAAGACTTTCTTTGTTGTTTCGAGCAACTTACCGCTGATAGTTGCACCCTCATCGGAAGATGCAAGTCTTCTGATAGCCTTGCTCCAATCACGGATAGGCTCTGCGTCCTTATTGAAGTTGACTGTGATGCCGTCACTGTCGATAGCACCGACCTCTGTGAAGCCTGTGAGTGTGTCCATCGGACTTGTGGGGATTGTAGCCGTGCCGATCTCGCCCATGTACATCATTCCAGAGTAGCCAATACCTAAATTTACATCGTTTGATGCCATAGTATTTCTCCTTTACTTAAGATTCTATGTTGAGTGATTCTCTATGAGCCGTGACTGTGCAGGTCAAAGTACATAGTTTTAAGTCAGGTCTCACGGGGTCACTCCCCCATTGAGCCAGACTGTTTATTACAACGTGACGGAGTAAGCCGAATTGAGCCTTACACTGTGCCTCAAGAACGCCCTGTGCCTTACGGATAAGGTCATAAGCTCCGACATCAGTCGTTGCCCTTGCGTCAATCGTCACGTTGAAATTATCAATGGTGTTTGCCGTTCCACCGCCCGTCTGTCTTACCCTCAATATCGGGGTTGAGAAGTTAGGCGGTAAATCGCCTGCAACGACATTGGTAAAGCAAGGGGATAACGCCTTTCTTACTTCGTCCTCAATGTCGATAGGTATTAAGATGTTCATTGATGTAACGCCCTTTCAAGTGCTTTTTCTTCGCTTGCAGCTTTCATCGACTTCTTATCGGTTGCTCTGACAAGACCGACATAACGACCAATATGGCCCATAACTGTCTGACCTTTGAATCCGTCACAGTTGCCGTTTTCGTTTGCCTCTGCGGTAACACGTTCCGTGTTCTGCTCAATGACCTGCTTTGTGCCGTCACATTGAAACAACGCCCGCATACCCTCATTGGAAAATTCGATCTTTGTCAATCCTGATTTAGCCATTGTATCGCCTCAAATTAACTGTGATATGGTCTAACCTACAAGCCGTAGGTTGTACTCTCACGTCTCCGTCAATCTCGTATATCAGGCCGTTATACTCTATCCTGTCCCCTGCCTGTATATCGGCATCGGACGGACAATAGAGTGTCCATAGGTCAGATATGCCAAGCACACGCCCGTCTGTTGACAGTGACGTGCTCGCAGGTTGCATTGAGCACCCGTCTATTTCTTCGCAGTCAGGTGCAACGCTCCAATCAGGGATTGTCTTGCCTCTCGATTCCGTTGTCTTTGGTCTTAACCTTGTCACTATGTCCTTACAGAATGACGGCAACATATCAACACCCCCTTTTAGGTGGCATAAGGTCGATTGTGTCTATCTTCTGTCTTAAGAGACCGAGAGCCTTAAGGTCTGACTTCCACAACTTGATAGCACCGCTTGCGTTCGGCAATGTATAGGACTGACTGACGTTGCCCGCAGATTCCGAGTACGTTGTAGCGGGTAACTGATTACTTGGGGTATTTAATTCCCTCATAACCACATCGCACACAACGCCCTTTACGACCTCTGCGAGTGCTCGATAGTCATACATTACTAATATCTCGCCCGTGGGTGCAGAATCGAACGTGAGAGCCTTTTCCGATATGGTATAGCCGTCTGCAAGGTAAACACCATTGACAGTGATTGCGACCATACCCTGTGGAATGTACGAAAGAGCAAATTCCGTTTCTTGTCCGTTGCCGTCCAGAATGTCAACGATAGGGACTAATTCGGATTTGAGAATCATCTCGTCATAGTTTCTGCCCGTCTTCACTGCCTCGTAGCGGATAAGAGAACAGACGATAGGGATTAACTTTCTTGCTCTCGTCTGCTCGTCAAATGTCAAGGGTCGCTTTAACTGATTGATGTCGTTTACTGTTGCATAATCTGACATTTTCTTGCCCTCTTACTTTGTTGTTTTCTTTGCGGTCTTTCTCGTCTTCTTAACGGGTTTGACTTCTTCCGTGGCGGGTACATCGAGAACAACGGGGGCAGGCTTTTCGGCCTTTCCCCCGTCTAAAAGTTCCCAATTCTTACCGCTAATCTTGGACGGCACGTCAATGACCGCTCCCGTCTTCACGTTGCGGTACTTCATATCAAGAACCGGAAGATGCAGTTTCGATTCTTGCGAATGCAGAACCATCAAGGATTGCCCAACCAAGCCAAGCCTCTGCACGGAGATATACCTGATTGTGTCCCTTAAGGTCTCCTGCCGCAGAGTTGTCAGGGTTGCCGTATTCGATTACCTCGAAATTGATCTTGTCTGCATAACCCCACTTGAAAGCGTTAGCGAAATCGCCTGCATAAGCATATTCACCGTCAACGAAAGATACTGTTGAGTTGATGTCAACAGGTACGCCCTTGATTGAACCAACCTTTGCACCCCAACCGAGTTCGGGATACTGTGCAACGCCATTGACCTTGAGAGATGCGAGAGCAGCTGCAAAAGTCTTTGACATAGCAATGCCGTTCATATCGTAGTCACCGATAGCGGATACTGCGGTTGCGATGTTGCCCTCGGGGTCGAGTGCGGAATACTCAACGGAAGTTACGTTATCGTTTGTGTCGAAAGAGTTCTCACCGATAAGAGTTGTAGCAAGACTGCCCGTCTTCGGGTTAACTCCGTGCATAGCCATGATGTCAAGACCACGAGCGAGTTTCTTCTCAAAACCCTCGTTAAATGCCTTGAGGTATTCGATCTTCTTCTCATCAGAGCAACGAATGAACTCGTCAGAAACACGAGCACCATACTCAATCTTACGAGGTACGATCTTTACGATGTCCTTGCCGTTTGTGTGAGCGGCCTTTGCCTCACCCTCACCAACGAGATTTGCCTCTCCGTCGAAAGAGAAGACCATAATGTCTGTGCCACTGAAAGCCATAGGTGTCATACCGCAGAGATTAGCGATTGCGGAGTGTCCCTTTGCTCCTACGAATACTTCCTTTACCATCTCGGCAGGAAAATTAGCTGATGTAAATGCCATTTTGTTTTTCTCCTTTGCATTTAAGATTTTTGTATACTATTGAGAATCGCCTTGTAGTTACTGTCTGCGGTATTCTCATTAGCCTCTGGGTTTTTAGTCGGTAACACGACTGTCTGTCCTGTTCCAACCAATTTCTTTAAGGATTCCGCATCTGCCCTGATAGACTTTTCGTCTTCACCGCTTATGCGACCAATCCATTCATAGGAAAGTCCGACCTCGTGTGCTATCCTGCTTTTTAACGATGCAGTCTCGTATGATTTGTTCTTTGCCGTAAGGTCTTTGATTAAAGCCTCATCGCCCTCGTGAGCCTTTTTGTAGTCATCGAAAGCCTTGTTGGATTCCGCAAGAGCCTTGGCGTGTTCGTCAGGTGAAATCCACCCCTCAAAACGCTTTTCTGTGCTCTCACGTTCTCTCTGAATACGAGCCTTGATGATGTTGTTAAATTCTTCTTGAGTTTCGATAGGCTTGAATGCGCCCTCTCCTAAATCTGCCATTGTTTTGTCCTTTCTCCCGATTTTCCGTTCGGTAAACGTAATCTATTAGTAACTGACACTCTGCTTTTTAACTTCCTTGTAGTTATTGCAGAGGTGAGTTGCCAAAACTGTTGCCTCTATCAGAGCGACTTCTATATCGTCATCAAGAGTTTTGTAGCCGTAACCGCCATTCTTGCCGATTGCCCTGTGTTGACAGTTCGTAACACTCTGCCTCAAAGCAGGTTGTCCGCTATGACATATCGTCTTATTGGCTATTGCGACCTCGAAATCTGATGATGCCTGCACAACTTCTTTTGTTACCGCCTCTTTGACACCCTTTAACTTCTGTTCTTTACAATCTTTTAAGAACGTCTGTATTCCAGATTGCCCGTCAACCAGCGTTTGTTTGACGTTACATTTCATTAAGAAGTTGATAATCCAACTGTCACCCTCGCTCTGGTCTCGGCAGTCGATCGCCTCGACAAATGTCTTGCCGTCTTCCGTCTTGACTGCTATCGCAAGGACTACGTTTTGAGCGTCTACGCCAAACTTCACACCTGCGAAAAGTTGACCGGATAACTTGGGCAACTTATCCACTTTCAAATCGTCCCAAGCGGGAGCGGAGATAGCGGACTGTTGGTTGTATCTTATCCACAAGCCAAGTCTCTGAATGTTGAAGTCGATATCGTCTCCGTTTATCTCGTCTTGGATAGTCCTCTCGGTGAGGATTGTTCCCAAAGACGGGTTGGTGAGATACCAAGCATCTTTATCCTTGACGTTGGTCTTATGGTCTACGCTCCAATCTGCCCAACCGCCATTTATCTGCTCGCCCGTGAGACATTTATCTCGATAATCTCGGAAAACGTCACCCGAACTGACTGCAGTTGGCGGTGTACCGCACATAATCGTTTGCGGATTCTTTGACGATGAAGTGACATAGTTTAAAGCGGTCTGATGAGCCTTTGTGTACTCTTGTGCCTCGTCAATTACGAGTAAGTCGTAACCGCTACCCAAAGCACCTGACGATGTTCTCGTTCTAAAGTCAATAACACCGCCATTGTTTAGTTCTATCTTTTCCTTGCCGTAGGCTTTGTACGTACTCTTTAACTTAATACCCAGAGCCTCTAATCGGTTCTTTAACCTTTCCCATGCAATATGGGCCGTATCTGTGAGGTGTGCGGTATGTAAGATATGTTCGCCATTAGCGACCAATCCCCACATTTCTCTTTGTGTGAGGATCTCGGTCTTACCATTTCGTCTCGGTACGGAATAACCAAACTTGGTGTGTACCCAAAGGCCGTCATCGTTGACCGCCATAATGTCATTGAGCATTAACGCCTGCCACTCCTGACAGACGTTACCGCTCATGTTATACAGTTGGACTGCTTCATCACCATACGATTCCTCATATGGCAGAACAACAGAAATCGTCGGGAGTTGATTCCCGACTTTACTCATTATCCGTTGTTCTCCTTTCGGTTATAGGCTTATCCCGTGAATGTAATCTCATAAAGACCACCTCACTTCTTGTAGTTTCTGACCTGCGATGCGGAATATGTCCCGCTCCGCTCGATTATGAACTCAATATCGCACTGACACCCAAGGTGTCTACGCCATACATCGTTGCCTTTGTCCTTGACCTCGAAATAGTCATATGTTCCTGCGACCTCATCGCACCAATCGCAACAATTAGCCTCTGCCGTTCTCACGATGTACGCCTTAACGCCTGCGTTAGCGATAACGCTTGCATTGTCGTGTATCGAATCGTCTACGACTGATTCCGAGAAGTTCTTCACACGTTCGATAAGGGCCTGTGAAAGTTCGCCCTCATCAGTTATGCCCCTGACCTCATCTGCAAGTCCGAGAGCCTTGTCCATATTGAACTGCGGTTCTTTGTACTTGATTCCCAAGCCTGCCTGCTTGTTCATCTTCTCTTGAACTTCCTTGCAAGCAGCTGATACTTGAGCGTGGTCTAATCCGAGAGCCTTGGGGAGTATGTCGGCAAGTTCCAAATCGTCAACGGATAATTCGGGTGCAAACTTGACAAGCACCTTGCCTAGATCCTCACCAATCTTGTTGGCAAGTTTCATGGCATTGGCGTATGTCGGCAAGTCCTGCAGGTCTGCGTATATCTTCCGCACTTCTGCATCTGAATCAACCGCCTTGCGGAATGCTTTCTTGATGTCTTCAAAGTCTGCCATTACTCAATACCCGTAATCTTACGCATCTTGTAGCCGTCAACGAATCCCGGTATAGCCTGATTTATCTTGATTACTCCGTCGCCAATACTTGAGAGCATCGAGGCATCGGGTTCAAATGTCGGTTTCCAGATAGCTTTCGTCTTAAAGACTTCTTCTCTCTGATAGTCGAGATCATCTCTGATGCAAGCACCGATATACCCCACGTTCTTAAAGCCGACACCAAAGCATCTCTGTGCCTTTGTTGCGGTCAGTCTCAATCCCTCGTGTGATGCCTTGATTGATTCCGCACTTGACGGATTGCTCGTAACAAATCCCAAGTCATCAAGGGATAATCCCGTTTCACCTGCGAACATTGAGGCATAACCCTTTATCTGTTCGATGTGAGGTGTCATTGAAGCTGCTTGGAATTGTCCGAGTGTGGGACTGTCTCCGTCCTCACCCTTTGAAAATGACATCATAGAGGACATTGTGGCTTTCCACTTGTCCATCTTCTCTGCGGTTGGGTCAAGACCTGTGACGTACTTCTGCGGGTATGAATAGAACTCTGCGGAGATTTCCATTCTCTTAAGGGTTCTCAT